CGTTCGCGGTCAAGGTCGAGAACTCCGACGATGACGTCCTATTTCAAGTCCGGGACGATGCCGTCGCCGGGATAGGCCGGACGCCGGACGAAACGAATTTCGTCGCCCTGGACGTAAACGGCGGGATCCGTATCGGCGACAATACGGACCATTCTCCGGCATTTCCTGGCGGGCACGCTCTCATAGATTGTTACGTCCCTGGCGGGGGCGGTCTGGTCATTACAAACGACGGGAATAGCGCCGGGATCCCCGTCTATATCATGGCGACGCCGAACTTTACGAGCAGGACGAGAGGCGCGGCCCTGTTTCTCTATTCCGGCGAGAATTTCGCCCGCGGTCTCCGCCTCCGTAGTGAGGATGACGCGACGGATCCAAACGCGGACGTTACCTGGGAGGGGGCAGGGACGTTTACGGTCCAGACAGACGAGGCGGGAACGGATCTCATTCTAGCGACGACGGACTCGGGAAATAGCGCGACGACAAGGGTAACGATCAAGGGAGCCCAGGACGCGACGGAGGTCGAGATCGACGGAGATCTCTATCTCGCCGGGAGTCTGTCGATCGATACATCCGGCGCGGTCGTTCTGAACAAAGACCAGGGAAGTACCTGCTATTTCAACGCGGACGATCTCAATATCTTTTGCCACCCTGCCGGGGGGCAGGCATGGCAAGCGAGCGCCTCTCAACTGACGCTTAATGTCGCCCTCCATGCCTACGATACCGCCCAGGTAGATACCTGGACCGGACTTGGGACCGCGCCTGCCTCTGGGCGTCGTCTGTCGATCGACGGAGACGTCTATCTGGAGGAGGGGCACAAACTCTACTTTGACGGGGACGCCGGGACACCGGACACCTACATAACCGCGACGACTGGCGGATCGGAATTAGAGTTCTATCACCAAAGCGGGGAAAAATTCTGGCTCGACTCTACGGGCGCGTCGGCGACGTCCAGAATCTCGGTAAACGGTACAACGTCCGCCCTCATGCAATGGCGAACGGAAACGGGCGGACCGAACGATCTCAAGGCGGAAGCACGTTGGCTTGACTCCAGTTCTGAATTGGAAATCAGGACCGCGCAAGCCGATAGCTCCACGATTGTCAACCGCATGAGAATAGCGGGCGAGATAGACGAGACGCGAATCGGTATCGACGCGGCTCCCGTTTCTGGTTACGCCCTGGCAGTAGGTGGGGCGACTCGCCTGGAGGATGATCTTCTTTTCGTTGGCTCCGGCTCTGGCCTGCCGTTTGCCGAGATCTACGCCGCGGACGTTACCGATACCATCACGATCACAGGAACCGGGATCGCGAACAAGGTACAAGTAACGTCTTTCGCGACGGATGGGGAATCCAATCAGGCAACCCCTGACCATACGAACGATCACATAACAATAGACAAGGCGGGGCAATACCTCGTGACCGTCTCGGTCTCGTTCTCGTCGGTCGGAGGAACCGCGTATTCCGTTGGGTTTGGTTTGTTCAAAAACAACGGGGCTACTCGTTATTCCAACGTTACTGCTGAAAGGAATCTTGCCGGGGGCGGCGCCGATATCGGTAGCGCGAGCCTTTCAGGCATTATCGACGCGGACGCCGCGGATACCCTGGAGCTATGGGTCTGGAACAATACGAACACGAATAACGTGGTAATTGAGAATGTAACCCTTTCGATCGTCCAGATTGGCGGAGGCGCGTAAGGTGCGCAGTCTCTTTGTTCTCTTAACGCTTCAGAGGAGGATGGGACCTTGAAGCAAGTGAATATGGCGGGGGTCCTTGTGGACCTGGAGGGTAACGAAATCCAACGAGGGCAATGCCCCTTCTGCGGATCGCGTGACAAGGCCGACGGGCAACCGGCGACAATCGCGCATATCGTTACCTCGCATTTGATCGCAACCAAACCCAAGAACGCGGACGCCGCGGAGCAGATCTGGCGCGTCGGTCAGAAGATCAATTCGCCGGACTTCTCTGGTGAATTGGAGGACGCCGAATTTAAGACCCTGCGCCAGACCGTAGAGGAGAACCCCGCGGGTTACGCGGTCGTCGTACAGGGTCAAGTAGTCGCGGCATTGCGAGAGATCAAGTAGGGTAGACCTATGGCGGGCTCCTCGGTAAGGTTTGGAATGGCCCTCTTCGGCGACAAGGAACTCGAAAAGGCTTTGACGCGTCTCGGTATAGAGACGACAACAAAGCTAATGAAAGAGGCCGCGGTCGCCGCGGCTCAACCCGTATTGGACGCGGCACGAGACAACGCGCCGAAACTGTCTGGGCGCCTGGAGCAGAATATCCGAATTCGTCCGGTCGGTCGAAAGACATTCGCGGGCGCAATGGTGCAAACAGGGACGCGGGCAAAAATGGGAATCAGCGGATCCTCGAAATGGTACTATCCTGCCCACGTGGAATTAGGGCATCCTAAAATGTTGTTCGGAAAAGGCCCTTTCGGTCGCGTCGAACCTAAACCGTATTTGCGTCCGGCGCTCTACGATAACAAGTATCGCGCCCTCGGGATTATGAAGCGGGTCCTTTGGACGACAATCCGGCTCTTTGTATCGATTCTCAGGTCGCAACAGGAGGTCGCGGTTAAGGGTAAGGTGAAAGCGGCATGAGTTTCGAGGTCGATCTCTACCAGTACCTACAAGGGATCTCGGGCCTAACCTCTTTGATAGGGGATCGGTTATTCACGGATATCGCTCCGACTCAGGTCCTCAATCCTCCATATGTTACCTATCTCAAGATCGGGGGCGAGACTCCTCACCATTTGGACGGGTCTACGACTCTGGTCGATCAAAGGTATCAATTCGATATCTATTCGCTAACGCCGGACGGTCGAGAGGCGATCTTCGAAGCGTTGCGATTGGCGTTAGACGGATATAACGGGACGATGGGATCGAGTTCGGTTAGGTTCTTCCTTGAGAACGAGCAGAACGTAACCGACGAACCTAACGACGCATCCCAGAAGATCATTTACCGTTGTATCGTGACGTTTGATGTTTGGTTGCATAGAACCCTTGCAGATCCTAACTAGGAGGCTTTGAAATGGCTGGACTTTCGCACGATGTTGGGCAGGGAACCACGATCTCTTTCCCTACTTCGGGATTCGACGCCGAGATCCTCACTATCGGCGGGCCGAGTTTCGCCCGCGATCCGATCGACGTAACCCATCTCGGGACTGCCGATCCGGACGCGGACGAGGGCAACAATATGGAGTTCATTGCCTCGCGTCTTATCGACGGGGGCGAGGTTTCCCTCGGCGTCCACGTTCATACTGGGCAGGCCGACAAAACCCAATGGCCTCCGATTAACCAACCGTCCGAAACGGTCCGGATCACGTTGCCCCTGGCCGATGGCGATTCGACCGCGGCCTACTGGGAATTTCCCGGTTTCTGTACCGGATACACTCCCTCGATTGAGGGTGCCGCGGTTATCACTGCCGATATGACGGTGAAGGTTGCTGGACCCTGTCAGTTTGTCCCCGCGGCGTAACCAGGGCTAGTGGCCCGCATTAGCTCAAAGGAGGATGGGACCTTGAGCGAGGAACGTAGACGAGTGCTTTCCGGCGCGGATATTCTCCGCGCGAACGATCGGATTGTCGGCGAGATCGAGGTCCCGGAGTGGGGCGGAACCGTCCTACTCCGGCGCCTCTCCTCTCGCCAGATAGAGCAATGGGACGAGTTCGCTCGCCAGATCCGCGACCCTGATACGGATCTCGGTCCTCTGGACGGTCTCGCGCTTATGTTCGCCCAAATGGCTTGCGACGAGCAAGGCGAGCCTCTTTTTACCGGCGCCGACTTGGAGAAACTCAAGGACAAGGCCGCGGAGATTATGCGGACTGTCGTAGACAGGGGCGCGGAACTGAATAATATCGAACTGACTCCCGACGTTACCGGGGACGACCGAGACACGCCTGGGACGTCCAAAACGCTCCAGGAGCGCGCGGAATCAAAAGAGGGGGTCAACGGAGGGCCGGAGGGAAACGACTAGAGCGACGCCCGATAACGCTCGCCCTGTACCGTCTGGCGTCGCATTTGGGAAAGACTGTCGAGGAGATACGCGACGAGGTTTCCGCGTCGGAACTGTTCGGATGGATGCAATACTTTCGGATCGAACCCCTGGGAGAGGAACGCGCAGACCTGAGAATGGCGCGTATCTGTCAAGTGATAGCGGAGACCAACACGGGAAAGCGTTACAAACTGGAGGAGTTCCTTTTCGATTTCGACTCCACGGAGACAGGAACGGAGGAGGTCCATCGTATGAGTGCCGGACAGATCGCGTCCACGTTGCACGCCCTCTTCGGAACCGGAAACAAGGCGAAAGGTAAGTAGAGCGAATGGCTATTATCGGCAGTCTGGCGGTAGCCCTTGGGCTCGACGGGAAGAAATTCGAAAAGGGTCTCAAGAAGTCCCGTAGATCTCTCCGTCGATTCGCCAAGGATATCCCTTTCGCGAATACGTCGGTACTCAAGTTCGGGACCGCCCTGGTTGCGGGCGCCGCGGGCGGGCTCGCCCTTATGACGCGTCAAAGCCTCAAGGCGATAGATCAGATCGGAAAGCTATCGGACGAACTCGGTATCTCTACCGAGGACCTGATCGGCTTCCAAGAGGCCGCGCGACTGAGCGGGACGAGTAACGAGGTTCTCACCAAGGGATTTCAACGACTGATCCGTCGGATCGGCGAGGCCAATCTCGGCTATGGCGAGGGGGTTAAGGGGCTGGACGCCCTGGGGCTTAAGGCAGAGGATCTTTCCCAAATCCCCGCGGCGGAGGCAATGCGCAAGATAGCCGGGGCGATTAGCAAACTCCCGAGCGCCGCGGATCGCGCGGGCGTAGCGTTTGCCCTGTTCGGACGCCAGGGCCAGGACCTGATGAATTTCCTCCTTATGGGCGAGGACGGTCTCCGAAATGTACAGACGGAGGCCGAGGCCCTGGGTATTACGTTTGACAGGATAAGCGCGGCAAAGGTCGAAGAGGCAAACGACTCGATAGGTCGCCTAACACTCCAGGCCCAAGGATTCGCGAACAAAATCGCGGTAGCAGTCGCGCCTTATATCGATTTTGCTTCCGACAAAATGGTAGAACTAGGAAAGAGCGGAGCCCTGTCTTTTAAGCAAGTCGGAAAGGGGGTCCAATACGTTATTCAATGGGTTGGGAAACTCATGGACTGGTTTGAACTCTCTAAGGGGGTCTTTCTTACCGTTGTCGGGGCTATCCAAAAGGCACTCGGGGGCTTGCTAAAGACTTGGTCTATCGCTATCGATACCCTGCTGAAGGGCCTCGAAAAACTTCCCATTATCGGAAAGAAAATCGAGAAACTCAATTTTCGCATGGGCGACTATGCGGAAGGTTTCTGGGAAGCCGGTAAGGGAAGCCTTGAGGACGCGCGCGAGGCATTCGATAGATTCGCCGAGAACTATCACGAAAAACGGATTACCTTCCAGGCGGAGAAAATCCTCGACGCCGCGGAGGAGGCCGCGAAGAAAACAGTCGAACTCAAAAAGGTGAAAGATCCTTTTTCGATCGAGGAGGTCCGGAAGCGTATGGAGGCCGCGGGGGGAAAGGCAGGGAAAGCCTTTCTAAAAGCTATTTCCACGTTCGGCAAGGACGTAAACCTCGGACGCGTCGCCCTCCGAGTCGGTCCTCTCAAAATGAACGAACGCAAGGTAGAGGATCCGCAATTGAAAACCACTAACTCCCTGCTCCGTCAAATCAGGGACAAACAGCCGGTAGCGGTAACGGTGTAAAATGGCAACAGTACGCCCAGAAATCCTAGACGGTGCGAGCCTTTCAAACTCCGCGGACGGAGTCGAAACGGTTCGGGTTTTCATTGTCGAGAACGTTACCGGCGACGCAAAAACGAAAATGATTAACGCGATCCTCGCCCCAGGCGTCCCGCAACTGGGCGAGGCGCATCCGGGAAAGCCAGACATTTTCGTAAAGTCGCATTCGGTCGCGCCAATAGATCCAAAGACGTTCCGAATTGAGGCGCACTATAAGCCCCTCGATTGGGACGAGAAGGAACCGGACGATACGGAGCCTCCGGAGATCTCGATTTCTACGACGATCGAGACGGTAACGACGAATTTCGACCGGGACGGCAAATTGATCGAGGTCGAGTATAGCGGGCAAGCCCTGGACGCGGAAGGTAACTACATCACAAAGGACTTTGAGCCTCAGACTGTAGCCCTGGAGGTTCAGGTCCCCGTTACGCGTCTCAGATTCTCGCGCAAAGAGACGACTAACTCCTATTTGAAGAATCGTCAGAATAAGGGAAAGGTAAACTCTCAAACTTGGTTAGGCGATCCCCCGCGGTCCTGGCTCTGTACGGATATCTCTAGCGATTTTGCCGGGGACGGTTGGAAAGTCTCCTATGAGTTTCAACTCGCCGACGAGCGTCGCCTAGAACAAGGCGGATCCCTCATTCGTACCTGGGACGCTACCGCGGTTTTTACCAATCCGGCGACGGGCCGCGCGGTCCGCGGGGCGACGATTGGAAACGGCATCCTCCTCGTTCCCTACTACCAGGAAGCAGATTTTAACGCCCTCCTCTTGGGACTTCCCTAATGGCAGAGGTTACGGGGAAATCCAAAACTCCTAACCTCAAACGATGGAGGTCACGGGAGCCGGTAGATCATCGTCCGTTAAACGAAACGAATCGCGCGGTTGAGGCAATCACGCGCGGAGTTCGTCCTCCCAAGCAGATCGGCTTGGACGCGGACGGACCGATTACGATCCGGGCCGGAGACGTTGCGCGTTTCCGTCTCGTTAGCGTTGCCGGGGACTATCTGGTCTGCGAGCCATTCGACGGCACGGAGCCGACAGGACCGACGGTATTCGTCGCAAAGAATTACATCCTGCGACGGAATCCGTTCGACGGCAAGAGCCGTAACGGAATCACCTACAACTATACATCCGACGTATCGCGTACCGCGTCCAGTCTAGGCGATACAGAGGATCAGGTCGTAGTGGATCCATACGTCGCCGGGGATGAAATCTGGGCAACCTATGCGCCGACCGGAGGAACCGGAGTCCAGGCCGGAGACGAGACGGTCGAGTGGTTGGACGACAACCGCGACGGACGCGCCTGGGCGCACGAATACGGGACCTGATCCTATGGCGAGCAATTTCGGGTCCTTCGATCAGTCTCCGCTTGGAGCCTTCATAGAAAGCCCGCTAGGTGTACGGGGCAGAGACGACGATCTAACGGTAACGGATTTGATCAATATCGGGGGGTACGCGGTAGATCCTGGTCCGAGCGTCTCTCGCTATACCGGCTCTGGTAAGGTCTGGTCAAAAATGGGCGGAGGACTCGCTGGAGTTACGGCTACTACATCTCCGCAAGTGAACGGTATCCTAAGTCTGTCCGGCAAAAATTACGCCTATGGACAATTCCGCAAGGTATCCGGGGCTCCGGCGGATTACTTCGCCCAATGGATCGGCGGATCATGGACGGAACCGGCAACGATCAATAGCTTTGTAACGTCCGGGGATTCTCTAGGGTCTATTGTTTTGTGCGGTCTGTTCACGAGCATTAACGCGGTTCCAGGATACAACGGAGGCGCCGCGTTCGACGGCACTACGTGGACGGCATTAGGAATAGGCCCAGGCGCCGCGGCGTCGAATTGGGCTACTAAGATCGATCCCAATAGCGGACTGATCTATCTCGGAAGGACTGGAGGGGCTCCGTTTACGAATGACGCGGTTCGCGTTTTCAACGGTGCTACCTGGGGAAATCTCGGCACGGGATTGGACGGAATCTGCTATGCCCTTGAGGTCTATGGCACTGACGTATGGGCGGGCGGCGCTCTAATTGACAACGTTCCGATCATCCCCGTCGCGGGATCTCACGCTTTCTACAACGGATCTTCATGGACGATCAACCCCGGAGGCGTAGCGACAGGGGCAACGGGATCCCAGGCGTATGCTTTCACTGTCTGGAATGGCCTGCTGATTATGGCGGGCGCGTTTACCGCAATCGGCGGAACTCCTGTCAACAGAGTAGCGGCGTGGAATGGCGCCTCCTGGTCGGCCCTGGCCGGAGGGTTTTCCGCGGGCGTCGCCTCGACGCTAACGGTTTGGAATGGCCTGCTAGTGATTGGCGGAAATAATCTTGTGCGTTCTGGGGTTTCCTCGGACGTCTGGATTTGGGACGGTGCAACTTGGACCGCAATAGAGGGATCGCCAGGGTCGGCAATCATATGCAACGGGCTCGGCGTTTTTCAGTAGAGAGGTATTGATAAATGGCGCGGAAATATTGGCTCGGTGAAGCGGACGCGGTCGCGCAAGTCTCATCTTGTGCGATCAGTAGCTATGACGTTCTTACTACTTACTCGATCTCACTCGGAAACGCGAGCGTTTCCGTAATCGGCGCCGGAGGATTGAACCCGACCGCGGTCGCCCTGGCCGCGGCTGCCGACGCTTCGACGCATCCCTACTTTGAGGAAGTCACTTGGACCGATTCGGGAAATACGGTAATCGGAACCGCGGACGATCCTGGCGAGCCCTTCGATCCTGTTTCCGGCGTTAGTGGCGGGACGGGAACGATCGGAGCTTTTTCAGATACGACTGCTTGCGAGTCGCGGCATCATTGGGACGTCGCCGCGAATTGGTCGGATAACGCGGTCCCCGTGAACTCCGACGAAGTGATCGTAGATAAATCCGACGTTTCGATCCTTTGGGGCCTTGCGCAGTCCGCGGTAACTCTGGCCTATCTCTCGGTCACGCAGAACTTTACCGGGAAAGTCGGACTCGACTCTAGGCGGTTCGCGTTGTCGTCGGACGCCGAGACCTACGAGGAGGACGATCCGAAAGCGGAATACCGGGACGTTTATCTCCAGATCGGCGCCTCGATTGTCGAAATCGGCGAGAACCCAGGACCGTCGCAACCGGCGGGCTCGCCGAGGATTATGCTCAACCTGGGATCGGTTGCCTCCCAGGTCGAAATCTTCCAGACTGCTTCGCAACCGTCGGAATTGGGGCTTCCTGTCGTCCGTATTCTCGCGAACTCCTCAAGCACGGATATCATCGTCCGCGAGGCGATCGGCGGAGTAGGGGTAGCGGTAGACGCCGCGGACGAGACTTCCACGATCGGCGACGGGGACGTCTCGGATCTCGGGACTCAGACAAGGGTAACGCTCGGCGAGGGGGTCACTTGGTCTAACTGGCGCCAATATGGGGGGACGAACCGCCTCCGTTGCGCCTCCGGGACGCCGGACCTCGTCATAATGGGCGGAGTCATGAGAACCGAGGGCGATTGGAACGCGGACGTATTGGACGCCTGGGCGGGCGTTTGCTATCTGAATCATACGCCCTCCTCCGGGAACCAGATCGCTACTCTCAACCTCCACGGGGGGACTTGCGACTGGAACGAGACCGCAACCGATAGGACCGTCGCCGCGCTGAACTGGTACGCGGGCGGGATCAATGCGGACTCGGAAAAGGTTACCTTTACCGCTATCGATCTGAATCCGGATGATACGAGATACGCGGGGACGTTGGCAAAGTCATAGGCAAGCGAGGGTAATAGGATGGGGAACGTTTGCAAAATGGTAGCGGCAGAGGATCCGGCAAGGGGTTTGCCGGAACCCGAACCGCCCGGACAAGAAGAGGAGAAGAAGGTGAAGAATCTGATTGGTAAACTCGGCGGGAGAAAATTCATTGTCGCCCTGGTCGCCTTGGTCGGCGTGATCGTCGCGGCGACGACCGGACTCGATCTGTCCGCTTACGAGAATACGATCGTAGGCATCCTGGGGACGTTCCTACTCGGCCAGGGAATCGCCGACGGTCTGAGTTCGGGCAAGACCTCAACCACTACCCCGGACTGATTCAATCATGGACTGGGGGCTACTGGTCCGCCTCGTCCTGTTCTGGTTGCGGAACAGATACGATCCGGATATGATCCGATTCCGCGAACTCAAGAGGGTAAAGGAAGCGAATGAGATCGAGACGATCGCGATCGAGGCGGCTCTGGCTCGCGGCAATACTGTTGTTATCTCTCGCATTTGGAGCGGGATGCGGAATCCGGAGGACTGAGCCCGTTGTTCTCTCCTCGGACTCTAGGATTCTCCAAATCGAGAACTCCGTCCCCGTCTACGATGGGGATATAATCCCCTGGAGCGAGGTCGAGGGTTGGTATCTCGTGAGTCCCGGAAACGTGCTAGACTATTTGAAATGGGCAAGTGACAGAAAGGCCGAGCGCGATGCCCGAACCGTCCCTAACTGAGATCCATTTCGCGGTCACGCAGAATACCCAGATCCTGAAGAAAATGGACAAGATCCTAACCGGCGGAGACGAACCGGAGGAGGGTCTCGTCTACAAACACCAGGGACTCAGCGCCCGCGTGAAAGCAGTCGAAACCGACGAAAAACGCCGGGAAGCCGCGGACGCGCGGAGAAATGTCGCGATCCTCGGCGCCCTGGTAGCGGCAATCGGGACGGTGATAAAAGCTATCTGGGATTCTGTTACCAAGGGTTGACAGGCCCAGGGCGCGAGGCTAGTTTTTCAGCAACGGAGAAAAGGGCTCTGCAAAATAGATAGAGGAGGGAAGCCTTGCTTCCCTGCTTCCCGCAGACCGCCGAGGGGTAAGCCCTTTCCTCTCGGCGGTCGTTTTGTATGGGGGTGAGAATGTTCCCGGCGAGTCACGCGCCGATCGGGGCGCTCGTATCATTCACGATTGGAGGACCCTGGGGGATCGCCCTGGGCGTCGCGAGCCACTACGCTGCGGATCTGATCGGAGAGCATTGCTACCAGGACCGAAAGGCAGAAATCGGATGGGAAGGGCTCTGGCTCTTGTCTGTTCTTTCGGTCCTGGGTTCTACTGGTCACTGGTACGCGATTGGCGCCGCGATCGCCGCGGTCCTAGTGGATATCGGTTTGATCCTTGTACGTCTCAAGATCTTATCGCCGGACGCCGGTCGATCTTTGCATCTTGCGATTCATTTTGGAGGGATCGAGGCGCGCGTCCGATTGGGCGCGGCTTCCCAACAAGTTTTGAACTGTCTCCTTTTTGTGGCGGTCGCGTGGATCGCCTGGGCCACTAAGTGAAAGGGCATAGGATGGGGAACGAGATCGAGACGAGGGAGCCGGACGCCCTGGACGCTTTGGAGCGTCTGGATCTGGCGGAGTTTGTGGAGAGGCGTATCGAGGTACTGAACAAGGTCGCCGCGATCGTTTGCAAGCGCACCAAGCCCCAAGACTGGACATTGATCCAGGGTGAGCCCTGGCTCCGGGATTCTGGCGCCGAGCGGATCATGCCGGTTTTTGGTATCTGCGTCGAGTTCATTCGCGACGATCGCGGGGAGCCCCAGGTCGTTCGCGAGGATGGGGAGGACGAGCGCGGAAAGTTCTTCACCTATACGGCATTCGGGCGGGCGAGCATCCGCGGACAAGCGCCCTGGCTGGACGTCGTCGGGACTGCCTCGTCCAGGAAGTCGATCTATCTCAACCGCAAGGACAAGGACGGGGAGACCTACGAGCGTCCCCTCTCCGAAATTAATCCTTGTGACGTCAAACAAGACGCGATTTCCGACCTCTATCGGAACGCTTGCCAGAGGATCCTCGGGATCCGGCGCCTCTCGGTCGAGGATCTGGAGCGGCATGGGATCGAGATCAAGGGGGGCGCGTTCGATTTCAAGGGAGGCGGCGAGAAACGGGACCAGGGGGCCAAATCGGGAGGCCAGGGGGCCAAATCCGGCCCAGGACGTCGCGGAAACAACTCGGCGCCCAAGGAGTCCCCTCACGATTCCGGGGCCTCTGGGGCGATTTCTGAGGGCCAGGGGCGCAGGTTGTTCGCAATCGCGACCAAAGAGGCCGGTTGGACGGTCGAGGCATACCGCGAGGCAATCCAGGGGTTCGGCTACAAATCGGACCGGCATATCCCTGTCGCCCACTACGACGCTATCGTGGATTGGTTCAAGAAGCACAAGCCGGGGGATTTCCCCCTCGACCAGGGAGACGCCGACGACCAGGGCGACACCGACGCGCCCGCGCCTGGGGACCTGTTCTAGTGGCGCCTCTGTCGATCGAGGAGAGACAACTCCAGGCCCTCCGGGACGATGCCAGGGTCTATCCCTGCCATACGAACCGCGCGAGCGCCCTGGGCGATCCTTGCGAGCGGAAACTCGTCTATATGCGGACGCGTTGGAAAGACGCCGAACCCCCATCCCCGGAACTACAGGCGATTTTCGGGCTCGGCGATCTTTTCGAGCGCCATGCAATCCGGAAACTGGAGGATCTGGGATATCGAATTTTCGAGCAGCAAACCGCGCTTGAATTTCCGGAAGAACGGATAACGGGTCATATCGACGCCATGATCGGGCACGAGGATTTCGGCGACGTCCTGCACGTTATGGACGTCAAATCCTGTTCACCGTACATTTTCGGCACGATCGAAAGCGCGGCGGATCTCTACAATCACAAGTCCGCGCACGTTCGGCGATACCCCGCGCAGATCCAACTATATCTAGTAATGAAAGCCGACACCGAGGAACAGCGGGGACTTATCCTGTTCATTAACAAAACGTCCGGGCTCTTTCGGGAGATCTGGATCGACCTTGACCTTGACTACTGTGAAGGGCTACTACAGAAAGCGTCCCGGATCAATCGACACGTTGATAAGGGAACCCTTCCGGATCGGTTGCCCTGGTCTCGTGAGATTTGCGGACGTTGCGAGTATCGCGGAATATGCGTTCCGGATCTCACACAAGCCGAGGCCCTGGTATGGATGGACGATCCGGAATTAGAGGAAGCCCTGGAAGAACGGGACAAACTCCAGACCTCGGCCCGCGACTATCAGGGTTTCGACGCCGCGATCCGCGACGCGGTAAAGGCCCGTTTTGAACGGGGAGAAACTCAACTCGCTATCGGTCGTTTTTTGATCAAGGGGACCCAGGACAAGCGCGGATCATGGCGGAAGAAAATCGAGGTCCTGGAGGGGCTTGACAATGCGCCCGAGGGGTAAGCGTAGGTCTTGCCCTGATTGCGGCGCCCTGGTCTCTGTCCGGAAATGTTGGTCTTGGACCGGAGAGGAACGGATAGAGGCTTTCAGTCTGGACTCGGGTCCGACGGTAGTCGGCGGGCGTGTTTATCATGGTTCTAGGCACGTGTTCAAATGCCGAGTTCTGCGCGCCGCGGTCCGGGCGGGAGAACGTTATCACGGGGAGCCCGCGCAATGGCCCGAGCGCGGGGTCTACGATTTCGGGCCTACGGTTTTTTTTGGAGGGTCAATAATCCGTAATGGTTTGCGCGTTGCAACTAGATCCGATCCTCTGGCGATATTGGGCAGAGGTCCATTGTCCAAAATGCCGGAGGATCCTAAAGGTAAACGCGGGCCGGAACCTTGGTCGTAGGAATCGGATCCTATGCCATTGCGGGAAATCCGTCGCCTGGATCGTGACGGTAAACGACAAGGAGGAACCAACGCTAGGCGGACAATTCCTCAAATGCTATTGGGAAACACTTCCGGAGGGTCCGGGAGTTTCATAGGAGGGACGTAACGGATGGGACGGAGAAAGCAACATCTGGAGTATAGGATCCTGGAGGTCCAACAGGACGAGACGGGGGAGGTTTCTCTCCTCCCGTTTGGTCCCGTTTTCGATACCAGGAAGTCGGCGGATGCCGCGTTGAGAGAGACGCAGTTCCGGGCCGGTTTTACAAGATTGCCGCTATGGATATCGAACCGCTCCAGGCGGTCGAGGTCCGCGGCGTCCGCGTGACCAGGGCGCCGGTTAAGCCCCTGGGCGCCGACAGGAACGGAGACGACGGGGAACGAGGGTAGGAACCCCAACCGGGACCGCGGCGAGGTTAGGTTATCACCTTCCGACCTTTCAGCGGCTCGCGCCTCGTCGCGGTCCCTCACTTTCGGAAAGGGCAACGATGGAGACGACACATACAAGCAGGGAAGCACATAGACGAATTCGTCCGGCGGCGCCTAGTCTGCGCGCCCAGGTCCGCGCGTTTATCCGCGACCGCGGCGACAACGGGGCTACGGACCAGGAGATCCAGGACGCCCTCGGCATGAGTCCGCAAACGGAATGCCCCAGGCGCAAGGAACTCCAACAGGGAGAGGAGATTATGGACTCGGGGAGGAAGCGAAAGACCAGGGCCGGACGGTCTGCTATCGTCTGGATGATACGTCCATCCGAGCCCGTACAGAGGACTCTCTTCTAAAATGGGGCGCAATAGCAAGAGCGTTCGAAGAGTCCATAGGCGGGCGGATGCGAGGCGACGGAAAGAGGCGCTCCGGGATGCAATTAGGGAGGCCAATCTCGCCAAGGATGCCGCTATGAAAAAGCGCCATAGAGACAGACGCCTCGATCCGGAGAAAGAGGCCCGCGTCGAGAGAGAGAACGAGAAGGCTATCGTCCGGACGGATCGCGCGGTAGAGGCCGCGATCGACCTGGGCAGAAGGGACGTTGTTTGTAGTTTCACCAGGACGCGCGCCCTCGGTTGCATGGATGCTCCGTTGCCATGAGTTCGCCGACGTCCAGATCGACCGAACTGTTAAGGTCCCGCGGATGGACGGTAGCAAAGGTCGAGTATTGGCAACCCTACTGGAGGGATGGAGAGGACGGGGTATCCAGGCCGACAAAGCAGGGCGTCCGCCGAGACCTCTGGGGTTGCGATTTGATCGCCTGTCAACCTGGAATCGGTATCCTGCTTGTCCAGACGACGAGCGCGAGCAACGCCCGCGCGAGGGTTCACAAACTCGCGGAGATACCGGAGGCCCTGGAATGGTTGAGATCCGGCGGACGTATCGAGGTGCATGGTTGGCGGAAAGCGCCGATCAAACGCGGCGCGAAAGCTAAAAAATGGGTCTGTAACGAAATTCCGGTAGACGAGCAGATCCTAGAGGAGGCGCGTTTCTAATGGTAGAGGAACCGGGGAGCCCATCCGCCGATTTTACGGAGCCAGATAGGGCGCCCATTTTGTTCGGAGCCGGGGAGTCCGTTGTACCTCTCCTGGATGCCCTGGGGCTCGGCGGACTGCGTGTTATATCGATTTGCCTGGAGGTCGAGGCAATGAAACCGGCGACCCTCACGGTCTGCCGGTATGTCTCCGAGACGGAGGGGAAGGACCTCGCTACGATCCTGGAGGAGTACCGCCTCCAGAAGATCGAGAAAGCGCCGGAGACGCCTCTGGACAACGCGGAAGGGGGCGAGGATGAATCTTGAGCGCGAACAACTCCAACGGATGCGCCGTCCAAACGGGGTGATTATGGTGCCGTGGGATATGTTCAACGCTTTGGTTGACGCCGCCGAGGAAGTGGAGCGGGAACGCGATCGGGTCAGAACGCTGGAGGACATTATGCGCGGCCTTGACTGCCGACAGGCGGGTGTGGGGCTGGCCGATTGGAGCGGCAGCCATTGCCCGGTGGACGATCCGTGCGCGCGGTGCCGGTATGAATCCGAGATCGATCGGCTGCGGGCGGCGTATGAACTCCTGGACGAATCGGTCGGGGAACTCGACGAAGAGCACACGCGGCTGCGGGCCGCGTTGACCGAGATCGAAAAACTACCCGGCAACACCTACTACGGGGACATTGCGCGGCGGGCACTGGGAGGGAGTGAGTGATGACACAAAAACGACGCGGCGGCGGGTCCTAGCAAGGCAATGTATTTTAGATTTTAGGCGAGTATCGGCTCACTCTTATAAGGTGTAGAAACCGTAATTGGTTACATGTGGGTTCGAGTCCCACCTCGCCTACTAGTGTCGGCGAAATCAGGTAACTTTGATTTGGGGAGAATACCATGACAACGCTGTTTGTGGACGACGACGAGAGCATTCTGGCGATGTACGAAGAGCAGTGCGAAGAAGCAGGGATCGACGCACTGTTCGCGCCAGACGCCAACATGGCCATCAGAATGATCCGTGATGGCGGCGTCACACACTTGGTATGCGACGGGAAAATCCCGATGTCCTACGGCGGATTTCCGCGAGAGGAAAACGGGTATCAAGTGTTAGACGCCGCAATTGAGGCAGACATCAAGGAGCGGTGGATCGTTTCATCTAGCGCCGAGATTCAGCGATACGCCTGTGAGCAGGGCCTCGCCACGCGGGCCGTGGCGAAGATCGATGCGGTGAAGATGGTGAAAGAGGAATTGCTGTGAATGTCGGCATTATGCTCATAGAGAATGACGGGATGAAGATAATCATTCGTCCCGATGGGGATTCCTACATGGCAGCGTGGGATGATTTCGAGAACATTCAGGAATCCT